ATAGCGGACAAGGACGTCTCGGTATATGACGTGAACGACACCGGCGCGATCAACAAGGCGTCCTATAAGCCGTCCAGTTGGGTCAAGGGGATGCCCGCAATGGCGCAGCCGTTATGGGTGCAGGAGCAGATGGGGCAGACCCAGAAGGACGAGGCCCGGTTCCAGACCGATACGTTCGTGAAGTGGCTCCGCTCACCGAGCGACGACGTGTTCTGGAAGACCGCCAGCGCGGACGAAGTCAAGGCCATGCAAGAAGAGACGGACGCCGAGGGCGGATTCTTCGTTCCTGAGCAGTTCATCTCCCAGACCATCCACGATCCGGGAGTGCCGGGTTCCCAGCTTAGGCCTTTGTGCACCGTGATCCGCGTGTCGTCCAAGGACGGCTATGTCCCGACGATGGGCAGCGCGACATGGGCCGCGATAGCCGAGGAGGCCGCGTACAGCGACCAGACGCCCACGGTTGGGCAGGTCGCCTTCTCGCTGGAGAAGTCCGGCGGGCTGGTCAAGGTGACGCGGGAGCTACTGGAGGACTCCGCGATCAACCTGCCCGCGTTGCTGACCCAGATATTCCAAGAGTCGGCTGGTCGGTTTGAGGACGTGGGCATCATCAGCGGTAACAACACCACGCAGTACGCAGGGATCATGTCCAATTCCGACGTGGCGTTCTACACGATGGCCGGGTCGACCTCAGTGGTCGTCGCCGACCTTATCGGCACGTTCTACGCGCTTGAGGCGCAGCACCGGGCGAACTCGACCTGGGTCATGAAGTCGGCGATCAACTCGCTGATTAACCAGATTCAGGTAACCGGGAACGGCGTCACTGGCGTTGAGAATATCACCGCCGCGCCGTCGGCCTTCATCCTCGGCAGGCCAGTGGTCGACACTGACGTCGTGAGCGGACTGGGCGCGACGATTACGTCGACCGAGAAGATCGCCATCTTCGGAGACTTCCGGCAGTATTACATCTTCGACCGGGTGGGCTTCACCATCCGCCGGAATGACAGCCTCTACATGGAGAACGACCAGGTAGGCTTCTTCGCTTCACGGCGGGGTGACGGTCAGGTCGGACTAGCAGCAGCGTTCAAGATTTCCAGAGCCGCATAGGGCGGTTAGGGGTAGGGGCGCGGGGCTTCGGCTCCGCGCCCGGTCTAGGAGGATTTTATGCCCAAGGCGAAAAGCCTGGTCAATGTTACGTTCGGTGCTACCGGAGAAGTGTACGAGTTGGGGCAGACGTACGATGTCCCGGCAGAGCTTCTCAAGAAGTACCCGGACTATTTCGAGAAGCTGGCGGCCCAACCGAAGACGAAGCAGGCCGAGACCGAGGAGAACAAGTAGGTGGCGACCCGACATACCTACGCGACCGCTGACGACCTCCGCGACTATCTCGCCGGGACGAGCTACTCGTCCGGCTGGACGTCTGACGCGACCTCGATCCGGCGCATCCTGGAGGCCGCCAGCCGGCGGATCGACGACTACTGCGGCGGCGGGACATTCGGCCCTCTGACCGAGACCCGGTACTTCGACATCGGCTCCGGTAGCCTGCGGAACTCTCCGCAGTATCAGACGGTCGCGGTAACGGACGGCATCAAGACCTCAATGTCGACTCCCGGCGTTGTCCCGCTGGACGGTTGGATCGTCAGCCCGACGACGGTCACGGCATACGGGGCGACCGACCGGGCGACCTCGGAGACGTTGACCGAGGGACATGCCAACGACTTCTTCTTGATGCCGTACAACTCCGCACCGAAGACGATCCTGAAACTCAACGAGGACACGACCAAGGGCTTCGATGCGGGCCAGCAGACCCTCTCGATCCTCGGCTCCTGGGGCTATACCGCCGACACGGTCAGCGTCACGACTTCCGACGCTATATCGTCCACGACGGCGACATCCGCGTCGGTAACGTCTGCGACCAATCTCGGCCCCGCGCAGACGATCCTCATCGACTCCGAGCAGCTATACATCACGGCGATCTCCGGGAACACGCTCACGGTTGAGCGAGGCGTCAACGGCACGACTGCGGCGACCCATAGCGGCGGGGCGACGGTCTACCGGTACGATTACCCGGAGCTTGTCGTTCAGGCGTGTCTCGACCTGTCGAAGATCGTGTTCAGAGACCGAGACCTGGGAACCGTCACGTCGATCGGTTCCGGCGACGCCGCGATCACGTCGGCAGCCGGGGAGATCAACTCGATCCTGATGACCCTCGCCCAGTATCAGGTCACCGGCACGTCTAACGGGGTGTTCTTCTAATGGCGACACCGACGACGACGTTCAAGGTCAAGGGGCCGATATTCGATAAGCCCACGCAGATCGGCCTCGGATTTACTGAGGCGGTTAACCGGGGGTTGCTTGATCTTGTCATCTTTGAGGGCAGCAATAGAGTGAAAGAAGAACTATGGGGGCCAACATCTGATAGTGCTTACAAGAAATCAACGCCGGGCCAGAGACACGGTGCGAAGACCCGAACTCTGCGGCGGGCAATTGGCGGGAGCGTTCCTCGAGACGGTATCGGGCAGATTGACGCCGGGGAGAATCAATACGGGTCGAACCTGATCTATTCCAGTTGGGTCGAAGGCATCAGTAGCCGGAATCAGCGGTCGACCTTCAAGGGCTACGGGATGTTTCAGAATGCCTATGACCATATCAACAACAACCCTAAGCTCTACGAGCAGTACATTGGGGATGCACTCATCGAGGCGTTCGATTGAGTCGATCGGGAGCATTGGCCCAGATTGACACGCTCCTGGCGGCGATCTCCGACCCGGCCTTCGTCGCGGTCTACCGCGGGGAGCCGCTGGCGATCTCAGGGACGCCGGTGCTGGCCTTCTGGTTAACGGGCCGGCGAAACGACTTTGAGACGCTGGGGGATATAGGGTCGCGGGTATCGGTGACCGTCCGGGCGTACTTCCGGATGCAAGACTCCGCAGATGTCAGAGAGAGCATTGAGGAGGAGGTATGGGACGCGATGGTGCAGATCGACAGTCAACTCCGGTCGGATGCCGATCTCGGTGGCAACGTCACCGACTCATCGGTCGGGGCCGCGACTGTCGGCTATACCAACATGAGCGGCGGAGTATTCCGGACGGTGACCGTCCCTTACGAGATGGAGCTACTGGGCGAGGTTACGATCACGCCATAGAGGCCGCTGGCAGGCCCTTACAGCGTTTTAATTACGGAGGCGGTATATGGCTAAAGTAAACGGGCTGAACGTCCGGCTTTATGTCGAGGGCTATGACCTTTCGGGCGACGCAAACGCCCTGAACGGGCTGGGGTACACTAACGAACTCCTGGACGTGACGACGCTTGACGTCTCAGCCCGGAAGCGGATCATCGGGATCGTCGACGGGGAGATCAGCGTCGACGCCTTCTTCGACCCGGCATCTTCCCGGCAGCATGCCGTCTGGACGTCCAACTCCGGCAAGCTCCCAACGGCTGATCAGGACGTCCTCGTCCCGATGGGTGCAGCGGTAGGCGATCCCTGCGTCGGTCTGATCTCCAAGCAAGGAACATATAGCACGACCCGATCGCCTGGTTCTGCGATCTCGGCAAGCGCAACATTCACGGCGAACGCCTCTGGCCCTGATTTCGGTGTCATGCTGACTGCCCATGATGACACCCATTCGTCGGCTGGGTCTGGAACGGTAATGGACGGTGGAGCGGCAACGACAAACGGCGGGGTCGGGTATCTCCAAATCTTCAGCCTTGCATCTGGCAGTGTCACGGTAAATTTGCAGGAATCTACCTCTAGCGGTGGTTCCTATTCGAATTTTATGACTTTCTCAACTGTCGCTGCGGCGGCGGCTCCGACAGCAGAACGGCTAACGATGTCCGGCAATGTTGCCCGGTATCTGAAAGTGACAACGACGGGGACATTTAGCAACGCGAAGATTGCAGTGGGATTCACGCGACTATAGGAGGTCGAAATCATGGCGAAGCAGACTGGTCTGGGTGACTACTTGGCAGTGGATGACAGCGGCGGGACGGCCCGTGACATCTCCAATGACATCGGAGACTACGGGATCAACATAGCGCAGGAGTTGGTCGAAACAACTGGCCTCGACAAGTCGGCGCGGGAACGAATCACCGGGATGTCCGATGGAGATGTCTCGATCAACGGCACCTTCAACGCCGCGTCGAACAAGTCTCATGACGTTTTCAAGACTCGCACCGGGACGCGGACGTTCGACTTGCGGGTTGGTGGCAACTCCTCAAGCAACCCGAAGCTGGCGATGGAAATGCAGGTGGCGAGTTACGCTATCACGCGAGGATCAGACGGGGCGTTGACCTGGTCGGTCACGCTAAACCTCGCAGACGGCACAGTCCCGGCATGGTCGACGGTATAGTGGTAGTCCAGAGCAGAAACGGGGTCACGCCCTTCGTCATCCAGCGGCGTCGGGCTGTCCTCGTATTCGCGCAGCCGGAGTATGAGGGCATCCGCATCGAGGCTCGGCTGGACGTCGATCTGAGGACGTTCCTCGACCTCCAGCAACTAGCGGGCGCATCGGACAATAATCCCGAAGGTCTGCGGGCCGCGTTCAGGATGTTCGGCGACCAGATTCTCGACTCCTGGAATCTCCAGGATGAGGATGGCACGGTGCTGTCGGCAGACGCAGAG